TATGAAGAAAGGTGGCAAAGTAGGTAAAAAGAAACAAGGATATAAAGCTCGTAAGGATGAATCGATTGCGATGAGAGTCAAGAAGAAACGGACCAAGAAACAACTCAAGGCAAGTCGAGATGAATCCTACGGTAAGTGGGGTAAGGGTAAAGGTAAAGGAAAGATAAATCGTTCTGGAGATGCTTTAGTTGCTGCCTCCTACGATTAATAAAGAACTTTATGAGAAGTCTGTACGAGAAGGTTTTGATGATTATTCATTAATAGATTATAGTATTCCTAAAGTTAATAGAGAAGACTATGAAACATTTGATGAGTATTTTCAAGATACTTGTAACTATATTAATTTAAAATTTAGGTATACTTATGGCAGTAAGGCAAAAAAGAAAACCTAGTAACATGAAAGGCATGACTATTAGTGGGGGTCATAAACGTCCTACTAAGTCAGGTGCTGGTCTTACTAAGAAGGGAGTAGCTAAGTATCGTAGGCAAAACCCCGGATCTAAATTAAAGACTGCTGTAACTGAAAAGAAACCTACTGGTAAGAGAGCAGCAAGACGTAAAAGTTATTGTGCCAGATCAGCAGGACAAATGAAAAAGTTTCCAAAGGCTGCTAAGAATCCAAAAAGTAGACTTAGACAGGCTAGAAAAAGATGGAGATGTTAATGTCATTATATGCTAATATAAATAAAAGAAAAAAAGCAGGGACTTCTCGACCTGAGAGTAAGTCTACTATTAGTTCTAAAGCATATGCTAATATGAAAAAAGGGTTTCCTAAAACATCTAGAAAAAAAGGTGGATTATTAACTCAAAGGCAACAAGATACTTTAAAGAAACATTCTAAACATCACACAGCTAAACATATGTCTTTTATGAGAAAAGAAATGAAGGCAGGAAAAACTTTTACAGTAGCACATAAAGCTGCTATGAAAAAAGTAGGAAAATGACTAATGAATGTATCCATTGTGAACATCCTTGTCACTGTGATATGATGTGTTCTTTTCATGATGGTAAAGATATGTGTAGGTGTGATGAATGTAATTGCCGACCTCCTGATTGGGGAGAAACGACAATAGATATGGAGTAAAGATATGATCATAAATTTTAAACATTTAAGAGATGTAAAATTAAATTATATGAGACATTTAATATTTACATGGGTTGAAAGTATAAGAGGAACACTGGTTATGATTGGACTAATTATACATGGAGTATTTCCTTTTATTTTACCGAATATGTTTTCTTCTTATATAAAAGGGGCTGATATAAGAATTAAAAAGATAGGAACATAATGGCAGTATCAGGCACATATAATTTTAATCTGGATATAGATGAAGTAATCCAAGAAGCTATGGAAATGATTGGGGGTGAAGATACTCTTGGTCATGAGCCAGCTTCAGCCAGACGTTCTATCAATCTTATGTTAAGGGATTGGCAGAATAGAGGTATACTTCTATGGACTACCAGCACTACGGCTGTAACAGTAGCTGCTTCGACTACTACCTATGATCTGGCAAGCAGTACGATTAATGCTCTTGAAGTTGTTATCAGTAGAGATAATACAGATGTTAAACTAACTCGTATTACTCCTGAAGAATATATGATTATCCCTGCCAAGACACAAACAGGTAAACCTAATCAGTATAGTATTAGAAGGAAAAGAGATAATCCAGTAATGTCGGTATGGCCTATACCAGAAAATTCTACAGACATTTTAAAAATAGAAATAGTTAAAGAAGTTGAAGATACAAATAAATCTGCTGATCAAAATGCAGATGTTCCTAAAAGATTTTTACCAGCATTAACTTGTGGATTAGCTTACTATATGTCTATGAAAAGACCTCTGGTAGCTGACACAAAAATTGCTATGTTGAAAACAAACTATGAGGAAAAGTTAGGAAGAGCTATGGAAGAAGATAGAGAAAGAGCCAGCATCTATCTACTGCCTCGTCTAACTTTTTATAATTAATGGCTACCCAAAGGAATGCTCTAGCTCAATGTGATATCTGTGGTTTTGTATATCCACATAGAGTAATGAGATTAAATAGTTATGGATTAGTGGTATGTCCACAGGATTTTGAAGGTCAATTTGATTTAAAAAATAATCCTCAAAATAAAGTACCAAATGTAAGAGATAATCCTGCTATTAGAAATCCTAGACCTGATACAGGTGGTAGAGGAATTACATGGGATGAGACTGCTACATGGATAACAGTAAATCCTACAACTCTGGCAGAAACAAGACATACAACAAAGTATGATGATGCTAACAAAAGTTGGGATGCAATATGACAGACTTAACAGGAAAATTAATATCAGATACCTATAAGCAGTTACTACAGATTAATTCTAGTGTGACTAACACTGGAGTAAAAACTTCACTAACAAATGTACAATCAGGGGATGGAACAGCTAGTGCTTTAAATCTTGGAACAACTGCAATAAAAGTTTCAGGTACTTTTGGAGTACATGGTAATGCTAGTGTTAGTGGAGGTTTACTTGTAAGTGATGGAGTATGTGCCAGTTCTTTTTATGGAGATGGTTCTAATCTAAGTGGCCTTACAGCTTCTATCGGTGGAAGTATATCTGTTGGTAATGCTCTGGTTGATGGGACTTTATCTGTAACAGGAAATGCTATATTTGATGCTAATGTAACTGTAAGTGGTACATTTGATGTAGCAGGTAATACAAGTGTAGGAGGAACATTAACAGCTACTGGTGCTACACAATTAGGGTCTACCGTAACTGTAGTTGGTAAGGGAGTATTTGAAGGAGATGTCTCTGTCAGTGGAGATCTGGATGTAGCTACCAATGCTTCAGTAGGTGGGACATTGGCAGTAACAGGAGCTAGTACATTTACAGCTAAGTCAGAATTTAAGAATGATGTATCAGTAAGTGGAAGACTTGATGTAGCTACTTCTGCTTGTATTGGAGGTATTGCCAAGTTTAGGGATGATGTATCTGTAAGTGGAAATCTTAATGTAGTTGGAAATGTAACGGCTAATAAGTTTTATGGAGATGGCTCTGAGTTAACAAATGTTGAAGCAGAACTAGGTATAGCTACAAATATTTCAGTATCAGGATATATTCATGTTGGTGGAAGTGTATCTGTATCTGGACCCTTCAATGTTGTAGGAGCAGCTACATTTCAAAGTGGGGCTTCTGTAAGTAGTTTTGTAAATGTAAATGGAACTTTAACTGTAGGAGGAGCAACTTCTCTAGCATCTACTCTTAGTGTTGGAAGTGCAGCTAACTTTCTAAGCACAGTCACAATAGCAAGTCATACCAGTATTGGAGGGAATTTAAGTGTAGGTGGAGCTACCCATCTAGGATCTACTGTTACTGTAGCTGGTGCAGCTATCTTTGAAGATAGTGTATCAGTTAGTGGTAATGTGGATATGGCAGGGAATGTCTCTGTAGGAGGAACTGCACAGATAACTGGTAATGCAAACTTTGATGGAGATGTATCTGTCTCTGGTGATGTATCTATAGGCACTAATCTCTTTGTGGGTGGTACTGTAACGATTGTAGGCAATACAACCATGACAGGAGATCTGGGAGTAGGAGGTGCTGTAAGAGTTAGTACGAATGCTTCTGTGGGTGGTACTCTGGATGTAGGTGGTAATGTTTCTATAGGAGGAAATGTAACTGTTAAAGGAGATGTACATGTTAGTAGTAAGGTGTGTGCTTCTGCTTTCTTCGGTGATGGATCTAATCTGACAAATGTAACAGCATCTATTGAAGGTAATATATCAGTTAATAATGCTACAATCGGTGGAAATTTATTTGTAGGAGGTACTGTAACTGTAGCAGGAGTTGGTGTCTTTGAAACTGATGTATCTATTTCTGGAGATCTTGACGTAGCTACGAATGCTTCTATAGGTGGTACTTTTACAGCTACAGGAGCTACACAACTTGGATCAACTGTAACGGTGGTTGGTAAGGCTGTGTTTGAAGGGGATGTATCAGTAAGTGGAGATATAGATGTTGCTACGAATGCCTCTATAGGGGGAACACTTGTAGCTACAGGAGCAAGTCAATTTGGATCTACTGTTACTGTTGCAGGGGCTGCTATATTTGAGGATAGTGTTTCTGTATCAGGTAATGTAGATATGGCTGGTAATGTTTCTGTAGGTGGAACATCTCAAGTAACTGGTAATGCAGTATTTGATGGTAATGTGTCTGTATCAGGTAATATAGATACAGCAGGTAATATATCAGTTGGTGGTACAGCAACAATTACTGGAGCTATTCAGTT